CTTTGCTTCTGGAAGATACCCAACGGGTATGACAAAGATACAAGGTACAGGTCTGAAAACACCTACTTTCTAATTTATTAGAAAATTTGTGCATGTGTGCCTAGCAGTGGTTAGGCACACAACACATAAAAGGAAAGAAATGAATAAACAACAAAAAAAAGAATATATAGAAAGTTTAAAAGCAGAACTAAAAGGTTATGAAGTTAACAAAAATAAAAAACGTGCTGAAGCAGTTAAAAAAGAAATTACAAAAGCGGGTGGTAAAATTGAAACAAAAACTGCAAAACCTAAAGCCGAAAAAAAAG